GGTTGTTTCGGCGGGGCGGGGGGGGCCCCCAAGAGGGGGCCGGCCCCCCTTGGGAAGCGGCGCCGCCGGATTTTGCGACGGTCTGGCTGTCCATAACCACGCCGTCAAGATAGGTCACGACGTCGACCTTTGTCGCGTCGTCGACGTTGGTGATCACTGCGACCATGATGTCGTTTCCGTGTGTGCCGCCATATTTCGCGGTAACAGTTATTCCGCCGACGGTTGCGCTGGCTTTTGTGCCGCCACCGTTTACGCGATAGATCAGAAGGGATTTCGCGCGTTTCAGTGCTTCGCGAACAAGAAGAATGTTCGCGTCGGTAGGATCGTAACCGAAAACTTTCAAGCTGGTCGCGTTGAAGTCGGTCGCGGTCATAGTGAAGACCTTGTCGTCAGGTCCCCAGTTAAGTTCAAGGGGAAGGGCGGCGACGCCACGGCTTCCCATTTTGGCGTTGGTTCCCATGCTTACAAAGTTGATGTAAGCACCAGGAAGAATTTTGTTCTGTACTGTGAAAGTACCACCACCAATAGGCATAGGTTACACCTTCCTTTCAAGAAATTCGGTCACAAGCTGGATTGCCTGTTCCCTTGTGTACTGCTGGCCGTCTTTCAGGATCGCCGCCACGGCGTCCCTGGGAAGGCCCAGCGTTGCGGATTTGACCAGTTGTTCTTTGCTGAAAGTAGGTTCCGCCTGGTCAACGGAATCAGCCTTTTTCTTTGTTGCCATTATTCGATTACCTCCGATCTGATTGTGTTGTCCTGGCCCAGATAATACATAGTCGGAATTGCTTCCGGCGTGATCACGAAGTAGAAGTCCGCGTCAAAAAGAAACTGATAGACGCGGCTGTCGTCGTCCTTTCTGGCCGTGACATTCGTCAGGCGAACCAGTCGGGACCGGCTTTCCGTTTCGGCCACAGTCAGGGATTCGAATTCGTCCAGCATTTTTTCAGACCATTCGTTGAAGTCAAGGTTATCCTTCGACGCCAGGAAATAAAGAACTTCAATCTGGACATGACGCCGACGGCGCCGATCCAGTTTCTTTTCCTGTGTCGCTTCGATAATTCCAACGAAGAAATTTCCGTCAGAATCCTTCGGGATTTCATTGACGAATACGTGTCGATCGGGCCACAGGCCGACAAGTTTTTCGGCGACAGCTTCAAGGAATTTGTTCAGCGTCATTCTGTGCCACCTCCATTCATGCGTTGACGAATGATCCGATCCATTTTTCGGTTCAGTCGTGCCGCCTGGGTTGTCTTCGTGCGTCTTATAGCGCGCCGAAGGGTGAAATGACCGCGAACATAGCCGCCGGCTGGTCCGACGTACATTCCGCCGTCAGGGTCGTTTCTCTGGTACTTGAAGGAATTCCCTTCCCAGTGGCCAGGAACGAAGTGACTTCGGAAGCCGTATTCAAGCGGCTTCGCATAGTCAAGATTGTTGAAGACGTCGATTTTGTACGAATTACCGGCGCGGATCGCCTTTGTTCCGCTTTTGAAGTTGCGTCGATAGTCGCCAGTGTTTACGATATTTTCTTCCTTGCAGATTTTACGGGCCTGGTCGCGCGCGTAGCGTCCTTCGCCGACGGCCAGGCTGTCCATTATTTCAGGAATGTCGTCTTTCAACGCCTGAATCTGATTCTGGAAGGCCATAAGTTCAGAATTGTCCACGCTCACGCCAGATCACCATCCTTTACTTTGATTTCTTGATGTGTCGCATAGACGGAAGGACGGCCGATCACTTCGAAGGTCAGGTTTCGACCACTGGAAGGATCGTCACGTCCGAACCGTTTTACGACGATTGTATCACCAGGAAGGACCAGAAGGTCCGGACTGGCGAAAATGACAGCGTCATAATCGACGTTGTTCTGTGCGTCCGTCTGTCTGCTATTGTCTGAACCTGTATACGATAGCGCGCAAATGATACCGTCATAAATCACAGAAGGGGAAGAAACTGAAATGTTATTTTTCCCTTTCTGTGACGTTGTACGGCTCACGGTGGCGGTGTCTTCGTATGTCAATTCGATTGCGGCGCGTTCAGCGCTTGCGTTTCCGAAGGCCATAGGATCACCACCTTAACACGCGATATTCGTTCAGGACAGTTTTCCACCCGAAGAAGTCGCCGCTGTCTGTTCCCAGGTTGAAGGTGTTCGCCGATCCGGAAGAACCGGAACCGGTGGCGAAGGAAGTCTGGACGTCGCCACGCTTCACAGACGCCACAGGACCGACGGCGGCCGTCGTGGTTCCCAGTCCGGCCGATTTGTAATAGCTGACACACATGACGATCAAGACGTTTTCCAGACGCGGCGGAAGGGTGTCCTGATTGATGTACGACAGGATCATATCTTCGACTGTCTGAATAACGAATTCCAGAACGTCGTCCTGATCCGTCGTTGTGATTCCCAGAAGGGCCTTGACTTTAGAAAGGCGGTTGTCCTTCGACATAAGAACGCGAAGGACGTCCGCACGTTCAAGATCAGTCAGGCCGTCCAGGGACGAAAGAATCTGTTCGAACATAGTTCCACCACCTTTCGGCGGTTCCGCTTTATTCGTCGCCCTGTGCGGCTTTGATCAGTTCGACAATCTCCGCCTTTGTGGCGCCGTCAGGAACCGCGATTTCGGCGTCCTGGGCGACTTTCAGAAGTTCGTCCTTGTTCATCTTCGACAGGGGCTTTTCGTCGCCCTGTGCGGCTTCCTGGCTGTCATAGACAACGAAGGAAGGATTCTTTCGAAGCTGTTCAGCGACCATTTCGGAATTCGGTTCCAGGATCGCGCCGGTTACAATGCTTTTGAATTTTGTGTTCATGTTGCTACCTCCCATAAAGGTTCCGCCACTTACGCAGTGACGGAAGTTCCATACCAGAAAATAAGGTCAGGGGTAAGGGCCTTCGTGCCGTAGTCGAAGAACATAGACACGCCGTAGTCGTTGGAAAGAGGAATCTTTTCAGGCTCCTTGTAAGGATAGATAACCGCCGGCTGTGCGATAGCGCCTTCGATCATGGCGATAGCGTGAACCGTAGTGGTCTTCGTCTTACTGTCGGAAGTCGCTTCGGACGTCACAGGCAGATTGATAGAAGAATATACCCTTACACCGTGGAAAATAGCGAAGTCTTCGGCGGCCGTGTCCACGTTGGCGTTGTTGGTGCTTTTGTCAAGGTAGTTTCTGGCCTTGCCGTAGGTAAGAGGATCAAGGACAAGACGGATCATGTTACGGGGAACGCCGCGAACATAATCGTTCTTGACGCTTTCCAAAGTCTGAATGATACCTTCCAGAAGGTCTTCGATTCCGGCGTCGCTGGCCGGTGTGTAGGAAGTGCCTTCGTCCTTTGCCTGGGCGAAGAAGGCAGTATCGAATTCAGACGCCACAGTGTCGACGTGGTTGTCGGCACGTCTGGCCATGATGTTTCCGACGCCGAAAGTGTCAAGGTCGAACTTTGCGGCTTCTTCGACGATTTCCTTGTGGGTGTTAAGGTTTACGGTAGTAGGCGGAACAGTGATCGCGTCGCCCTTGCCGGCATTTCTTGCCGTACCGTAAGGCTGGGAAGCGCTGTTCTTGAAGCGCTTAAACTCGACGGAACCGCTGGCGGGATTGCCAGTGTACGCCTGGGACTTCAAGCCCTGGGAAAGGGTGTCCTTCTGAATGTTGCTGATCACAAGGCCGGAAAGTTCGGCAAGGTCTACCTTTGTAGAACCGGACTGGATCAGGCTGATTGCTTTTGTTCTTGCCATTGTAAATCATTCCTTTCTGATTTTTGTTTTGTGTGTTTTACAAGCAAACGGGGCCGTCTGCTTTTGCGGCCGGTGCGCCAGGGGCGCCAGGCTCGGCCGGCTTTGCGCCTTTGATTTCAGGGGCGCCAGGTTTCGTCGGTTCCGTGAACAGATAGGCTTTCGATTCCTTGATAGGCTTCAAAAGGCCGTCAAGGTCTGTTTTCAGGTTGCCGGTGTCGTCGACGTCGATTTTCTCAAGGTCCAGAAGGCTAATAATGTCCGAAGGGTCGTGAACTTTCCCGTTCAGGGCCATTCGAAGGGCGGCGTTCTTGCTGATCTTCTTGATTTCGGCGTCATGGTTGGTTTGAAGGGTTGTGATAGTAGTCTGGGCCGTCTTCACGTCTTCGGCGATCTTGGCCGGATCGCCACTTCCGCCGATTGCCTTCAACGCTTCGGCGGCGGCTTTCAATGCGTTTTCCGCGCTGGTCTTGCCGCTGTTGGCGCCGTTGTACTTTTCAGCCGGAACGAAACTTCCGTCGTTTCCGATAACCAGATCGACGTCTTTTCCGTCTTTGCCTTTTCCTTTCAGCGCTGTTTCGACCTGTTTCGTCAGGTCTTCGCCCAGAAGATTTTTGATTCCTTCAATGATCATGTGTGATCGCTCCTTTCTTTTCCGCTGTGTTTATCGTGACTTCCACACGCTTTGCGGTTCCGCCTGGTCGCCGGACGGGTGCGGCTGTTTTTGTATATGAAAAAGACACCACCGAAAGGGTGATGTCTGATTCAACGCATAAGAAAACGCCGGTCGGAATATCCGATCGACGCTTATTCAGGGTGATATTTGCATTTCAAACAGATTTCCTTCTTGCTGTCCGTGAAGTCTTCCGGCTTCAAGTCCTTCGGAAGGAACCTGTCGGGGGTTGTCTTTTCGGCGACCATTGAAATATCGAAACAGTCGTCGCCGTTGACCTGTCTTTGAAGGACAGGACAGAAAACAGTTTTATTTTCCATTCTTCAAAACCTCCATAGCGGATTTTGTCTTTTCGTCGAATTCGTCCTTCTTGAAGGAAGTCCGGATCACGTTGTCACTGGTCCTCACATACGAAGCGCCTTCTTCTGAATAGTAGTTCAGGAAGGTTTCACCGGTCCAGTGACGCCTTTTCAGGGAAAACGCCGCGTTCTTGATGTAGGAAACGGCTTCTTCCTGGGTGACACCGTGGCGGCGTTCGTTTATGTGCGCGACGTCAAGCGTTAGGGCGGAAGTATCAATCTTCGCGGCCGGAACTCTGACGGTTCCATATATGCCGGTAGCTTTGATCTTCTTGTACGTCTGGAAGTCGGCTTTCGTCGCTTCCGGAACGCGCCCTTTGTAAGAATAAAGGCCTTTCAGGTCGGACCATTCGGCCGGCTTGCTATATTTCAAGCGCTGGAAGGTGTCGACGTCAGAAGGTGCGTCAGCGCCCAGGCGTTCGGAATAGGCTTCGAACTGTTCCAGGTCTGCTTTTCTATTATACACCTTTTGTCGCTCAACCTCAACCGATCCCTGACCATTTCTGGCCACCTGTTCGTCGTACCATTCTTCGTAAGTCCTGGTTTTCGGCATAGGTTGACCGGAATTGTACCAGTCCAGGGCGTCGTCTGGGTCATATTCTACCGTAGTACACCGACAATTCGGGTGTATCGGCGGATAATTGACACCGGCTTTCGCTTCGCTGACTTTGAAGTGTTTCCCGTCCAGGCTTCCGCAGACGTCACAGGTTCGGACTTCCAGCGTCGCCATGAATTCATATTGTTCGACGCCGGCTTCTTGGTATGCGGCCCGATCTGATTCCGCGTGAATATGCGCGGTTTCTGTCCTGACCAGGCGCTCGGCGTTCTTGTAGGACTGGCCCATTCTGGCCGCCAGGGCGGAAGACATGACGTTCACGCTTTTTCCCTGGATAAGTCCCTGGGTCAGAACTTCCCTGGTGTTGAAAAGAAGCGCCTGTTTGTTCTGCCATAGGCGATCGGAAAACATGGCGCCGGACCAGGGATAAGAAACGACGTTTTCAATAGTCGCATAGTCGATCTTTGCGATCTCGTTGAAGAATCCGGCTCTGGATTGAAGGTCATAACATTTCTTGTAATAACCTTCGACGAAGTCGTCGCCGAACTGGTTCTTCATTTGTGCGACGCCTTTGTCAAACAGGTCATTCAGGATCAGGTCGATTTGACCTTGAAGGGCTTCCAGTCGGGAAATAGAACTGTTCGCCGACAGGGCGTCCAGTTGTGCCGTCAGAAGTGCCTTGACCTTCGGGTCCTGTATTGTGGCTATATACTCCACATATTCCGCCAGGCTTGCCTTCCATTCCTGGAATTCCTTCCGATTCAGAAGGCGGACGGCCTGATCGTATGTAAGGCCATATTTGCCGGCGTACTTCGAATAGAAGGCGCTGATTTCGCGCTTGATAGCTTTCGCGGCGGATTCGTATTCCTGGAACAGCTTCGCCGTCAATGCCGCGTCGTGAAGGTAGGCTTCTTCGGCGCGCTTCAAGGCTCTTTCTGTCCAGTATGCTTCGTTATTCGTCATTGCCGTCACCACCATTCAGGCCGGCGCTGTCGCCGCCTTCCTGGCTGTCGTCGGCGCCCATAGCGTGATTGAAAAGGCCGTCGCCGTATTCTTCCATAGCGGCTTTCTTTTCTTCGTCGATTCTGGCCAGTTCTTCGTCGACGTCTGTGACCCACGGGTGATTTTGAAGGATCGTTCGTTTCGACAGAAGACCGTTGCTGTTCACGGCGTTGTTGATAATGTCTGTTTCGTTGACCGGAAGGTCCATATTGAAGACAATATCGAATTCTTCTTTCGTAAAGTCGCCCTGGCCGGTGATCTGGAAGTAAACGTCAATAAACAGTTTCAGACGACGGAATGTGTCTTTCAGTTCTGTTCCCAGGGAATCACAGTCAGCGTCAAGGTCCATATAACGGAAATTGATCGCCGTTCCGCTGGCGTTCCCCAGGTCAGGGTCCTTTGTATCGACGGCGGCCGCAAAGTCGAACAGATCGCGGCGCTGTTTGTCCAGGAAGGCCATGACAGCGTCGATATTTAGGTCAGCCTGTAATTTATCCACGCCACCGTCAGACGTGACCTTGATCGCCATGTGTTCTTTCAGGTCTTTCAGGAATTCAGCCAGGTCTTGTCCGCCATAGTTACGAAGAATATAGATAAACTTCGCCACGTCGCGAAGTACGTCGGAAGTGACGGACGTCTGCCAGTTGATGTCGTCAATCAGGTCCTTAATATAATAGCAAAGGGGAAGTTCTTCTTCGTTGTATTTCAGCCAGGCGATCGGACATTCTTCCCAGTTATACGGCTTGTCGTCAACGACGAAGTGTGGTTCCGTATAGTCAGACGCTTCGTCGCCGTGTTCCTTGTCGACATAGAAGTTTCCGGCGCCGGTTCCGGCGAAAGCGTCCGTCTTGAACCATTTCACGCCACCAGGCCACCAGAATTCGGCGTGTGTGATGATGTGTTTCCTGGTCCCGATATAAATGACCTGGTCATAAAAACGGATAAAGGCGTCCAGTTCTGTTCGTTCAGCGTCACGCCACAAAGGGACAAGTTCAGTCGAAGGAATACGCATGAACGCCAGTTTCCCGTCCCTGAAATATGGCTGAATCCAGGCAATACCGGACTTGATCGCGCCTTTCCCCAGGGATTTAATCTTCCGGCGGAAGGTCTGGTCGAAGACTTTCGTCAATGCTTCGCCGTATGCGCTGTTTTTGGTGTCGACCGTCCAGGGCTTCGACAGAAGGTAGTTCGCTTTCTGGTCGACAAGTTTCTTCAAGATCGGGTGTTCGATCTTCGTGTTTGAACGGTTCGCAACGTCAACCGTCTTTCGCTGGACGTCGCTTCGGTTCCTGTAATAGGATTCAGCTTCAAGCATGATCGCGTATTCAGGGGACGCCTTGAATTCGCGTATTTCTTCGCTGACGATCTGGGCCAGCGTCATTGTAGCTTTTTCGGGGTCGGACAGAATCATATTGATCCGGTCCATAACAGATAATTCGGCCATTTTTTACACCTCACTTCAATACTTCGATAGAAGAACCACGACGAAGACGTTCGACCGAATAGCGAAGGGCGGCCATAGCGTCGTCCATAAATTCGACCGGTTCGTCTATGTAAAGACCGGACGTCGGGTCCTTTTTCCATTTCCATTGTTGGACTTCTTTCAATACATTCACACATGACGGGTGAATGTGGATTTTCCGGCCTTTCAGCCAGTCGATTTGTGCTTTCACACTTCCAGGCTCTTTCTTCACAGGGTAGGCGCGGAAGCCGGCCTTTGACCAGGTCTTGATCCTGTCCGGTTCAGCGGAATCGCAGAACATTTCGATACGTTGGTCGACTTTGTTCTGTTTGGCCAGACTGATAATTTCTTCGGTGTCCTTTTCAAAGACATAGATTTCAGAACAGATATACACTTCGCCGTCTTTCCAACCGACGCCCAGAATGGCGTCCGCGTGGTTATAGCCGAAGTCCTGGCCATAATAGAAGGCGTCGAAGTTGTCTTTTCCAGTCTTGAAGTCGTGGACTTCGAAGTTCGTCAGGATAAGGCCGCCCAGTTCGCCCCATTCGCCCAGGCCATAGACGCGATAACCTTCTGGGTCTTCTTCCTTGCGTCGTTCCATACGACGAAAATAGGCTGGGTCTATGAACCGGTTTGTCTTATATGTTGAATGGTGGGCCAGGACGTCCGGATCAGCCTTGTCGAAGTATCGGCCTTTGATCCAGTGCGTCGCGCTGACTGGGTTGAACGTCATTGTTATCTGGTAGTACAGATTCGGATTCAGTTCGTTCAGATTACCACGAAGACGGTCGTCCAGAATGTCGACGTCTTCGGAAAGAAGTTCTGTCGCTTCTTCGCACCATATCCAGACCAGTTTCCCGTTCTTGAAGGTGATCGACTTCACCTTTTCACGCTGTCGCTGATCCTTGACACCGCGAAAAATGATTCTGTTTCCGGTGATCTTGCATTCCAGCGCAAGCGGATTCAGATTCACTTTCCAGAAGCGGTCGGCATAGGGGCCGAACATTCTGTATATTGCCGCCTGTAATTCGGCGAAGGTACTGTCGCGGTTTGTTTCTTCAATCTTTCGCACGACAAGAAGGTTCGCGCCGGTATAGGCCGGATCGGACAGTTTCGCGATATAGTCCTGGGCGATATTCACAGACTTTCCGGAACCGGCTGAACCTTTCAGAATCCTATATCGGCCGCGCCATTCGTTGACGGGGCGGAAGACAGGGTTAAACTGTGCCGCCGCCTTGAATTCAATCTTCGCCGCCGTAGTCATAATTGATCACCACCGTAACAGGGACATTCGCTTCGGGATTGTCTTTGAACATTCCCAGGTGACGGCCGCAAAGTTCAAGCGCTTTCAGTTTGTCGCATAGTTTGACTTCGCGTTCGATTGCCTGTTCAATGACAGGATCGCCGTTTTCGTCGAAGTCCTTATGTGGGACATATTTGACTTTCATTCCGGCGATAGCCGCCAGATCGTCGTCGCTGGTGTCCGGCTTCACTTCCGCAGTCTGTAAGTCAAGGACGTCCTTCGGATTCACGAAGGCGATTCGTCCCAGTTCCCGAAGAACGCGGTCGGCGTTGATTCCGGTTCTTTTGGACCTTTCGGCCATTGCGGTTTCTATGCGCGCGCGAATTTCAGGTTTTGTCAAGTTTTCACTTCCGATACTTCCGGCTGATTCCACAGAATATCCGGCGCGGATCGCGGCCTGTGTCGCGTTCAGGTCGACCAGATATTCTTCACAGAAACGGGCTTGTTTCGGCGTTAGCTTTGCCACGATTCACACCTTCCTTTCTGATTTTTGGTATTTCCTTTGAATTCGGGTACAAAAAAGACGCTCCCGAAGGAACGTCTTCCTGTACCCTATATCAATAGGAGGGTGGACGCGCAAGTCCACAATGATGTTATACCATATATTTTTCTTGCTGACAGTTGCACATAGTTGCAAGTAGTTGCAAACAGTTGCACATAGTTGCATAAATTTTTATTCGCAGAAGGCTTTTGACCGTTCAGCCCTGGCGAAAAGCCTGTTCAGGGCGATTTCTCTTTGTCGATAGACGGTTGTTCTTTCGACTTGAAGAAATTTGGCCGCTTCGTCGTATGACCTGTAAGGGTAGTACAGGGCAAGAAGGACGCATTTCGAACGGGTGTCAAGGGCATAGACCATGTTTTGAACCTCTGTGATCTGTTGAAGCTGGTGTTCCAGGTTGCCGATCGCTTCGTTTGCCCTTTGTCTTCTTCGGTCGCGCTTGTCGACCATGCGAACCAGTCTTCCGTCTGGGTCAGGCGAGGACTGGACGCGGACGTCGGTGTCGGATAATTGACTGGACGGGTAAGCCGATTCAAGAATGAATTCCAGGTCGGCTTCCAGGGCTTCCTTTTCGGCGGCGATCTGCGCTTCTATGACACGCGCTTCCTGATCATGGTTCCGAAGGATTTCCATGACCCTTGTTCTGATTTTGCTTTCTTTGGGTTTGTCCATGTATCTTCACCGCCTTTCCCCAGTCTATTTTCAAAATGGAATATCTTCGTCGGACGCTTCGAAGCCTTCGGGTATCATGGCCCTTTCGGCGTAGCTTCCGGCGGCGCTTTCCTTTTTGGCGTCCGCAAAATAGACAGAATCGGCGACGATTTCGACGACCTTGTGTTTGCCGCCGTCGTTATCTTCCCAGGATCGGGTCTGTATGCTTCCGACGACCGCGACGCGCTGGCCTTTGGCGAAGTGCTTCGCGACGAATTCGGCAGTCTGGCGCCACGCGATAATATTGATATAGTCGGCCTTGTCGCGATTGAAGCGACGGTCGACGGCCAGGGTGAACGACGTGACGGCCGTTCCTTGTGGCGTGTATTTCAGTTCGGGGTCGCGTACCAGGCGCCCCATAAGTTGACACTGATTCATTGTGTTTCCTCCCTTCGGGATCAGAATTTCTTTCCGTGTTTGTACGGGCGACCTTCATTGTAGGCCATTTTGATTTCGATTACTTCTTCCAGGTCGATTCCCAGGTGGCCGCAAAGGTCCGCGATCCGGATCACCGCGTCAGCCAGTTCGACGGCCACGCCTTCGGGCTTTCTGCTTCTGTACTTGCAAAGGCTTTCCTTGCCGTACATAATGCAGTCGGTTTCGTTTTGTGGGGCGCAAGTAAGGAAGCTGTCGCTTTCGTTACAAGCGAACCAGACGTCGGGGTTCCCGTTGCGTTCTTCTTCCAGGGCTTCGGAAAGTTCGCTGTGAATCAGTGCGATCGCTGTTCCAAAAGGAAGGGGCGGTTCCCAGAATCCGTGTTTCACGGCGTTTTCATGTGCTTTCGCTACAAGTGTTTTGATTTCCATATCGTTTTACCTCTCTGTATCAGAAATAACTTTGATTCGGATTTCCTGGCGGCCGAAGTGAAGGGCGTCTTCGTGGTTATTGAAGAATACGTCGATCTTCTGACCGCTTATGGCTCCGCCGCGATCCTGAACGGTTCGTTCGCCTATGCCTTCTATGTAAAGGATAGTGCCTGGCGAATAGACGGACCAGTCGGCCGCGATTGTGACGCCTTCTTCGGCTATGGCTCCGCTGGCAGTGTAGACGATACCGTCAGGACGATTCAGCGCCCATTTTCCACAGCATATTTCACAAGGACAGTAAGCCGTCGCCACGGCGTCGATCCATTCTTCCGGTTGTGTGGGTGGTTCATTTTCTGCAATGGCCACAGACGGCGTCAGAATGGCCGTGGTTTCGTTTAATTCTTCCGGTAGGATAATTCCTTCGGCGATTGCTTTATCGTCAGCCAGGGCGAAGGACGCGCCCACCAGGACCATTCCCAGGGTGATTGTAAACAGTCCGATCTTGAATCTTTTTAGTTTGTTCATTCGGTTTCACCGCCTTCCACTTCGTCGCCCCAGGAATCCCAGCCAGGGGCGGTCTTTCTTGCAAATAGTTCGATCATTGATACCCCCCCCCGCAAGCTGGGCGATCCTGTCACGGGTTTCGGCCGGCTTTTCACTGTGTCGGCCGATCGGGGCGTCGATTATGCTATGGACCGACGCTGACGCGCGCTTCGGTTTGCCTTTTGTGGCCAGAAGACAGATTTCCGCGTTTGCGCGTGTCCAGTTCCCCAGCCCCCAGAACCAGGAAGGCGATTTTCGGTTTCGTTTCACCCAGACGAAGGCGGCTGTTTTGTACTGGAAGCCCCAGCGCCGGATCGTTTCCAGGGCGACGTCCAGGTTCGGGAATGTGGCCCACAGGAACAGAAGGCAGTCGTCTTCGGCTATATCCTGAACCGGAAGGGAATAGATGTCTTCCGGCTTCATTGTGCGATAGTGCCTTTCGACGTTTCGTGTCTTTCCACCGGCCGCGTAGTTCCACGGCGGATCGGCGTATATCACCGAATATTTCTTTTCCGGAAACGGTATCATTCGGAATCACCTTCTTCCGGAATTGCTTCGAAGCAGTCACAGCGGACGACACGATCGTCGTCAGCATGAATCGGGGAAGGAAGGCCGGCGTCGGCCCGTTCTATGAATTTTATACAATAGTCGCCGTCGCGGCGTTTCGCCTTGTCCTTGACGTATTGAATATGACGGCATTTCTTACACGAAAAGTCATATTTCCACTTCGGAAGGTTTGATTTCTTCTTTTTCATTCAGACCACCGCCTTTTCGGCTTCTTCCAGGGTAAGGAATACGCTTCGGCCTATGTCGTTTTCGGTGAACTGGTACGTCTGGAAGTTCGCCTTTATATTTCCGCGAAGCACGTTGAAGAAGAACAGTCTGTCGGCGTTGATTCCGATAAAAATGACCTTTGCTTTCACCGGCTTTCGGCGGTATATGACATAGACGTCACCGTCCAGGGCTACCGGCGGAAATAAACCGCCGGCGGCCTTAAAATCAGCCAGAAGGTCGCGCGCCAGGAAGTCCATGACGCCTTTTCCGATTTAGTATGTGTGCCGGTGTTCGTTGGCACGATATGCGATTCTGGCTTTTATGCGGTCCATTATGGCGTTTTCGTTTTTCATTACGACACCGCCTTTCTGGCGGCCAGGTTTTCCGCTGACCGTTGGTCACAGTAAGCAGAAAAGGCCATTTCGCGGATCACGTCGGGGATCAGAAGTGAAAGGTATTCGTCGCCGTAGCCGTCTTCGCCCCAGGCGCGGCCGGCGCTTTTGTTGGCGACTTCCAGTTTTCTTCTGGCGTAATGCTCTAAGTATGCGAACAGGTCTTCGTCGATTTCGAAGCCCATTTCTTTTTCGACTTCCAGTTGAAGGGCGGATTTGTTATCCATTGTTTCGGCCTCCTTTCAGGCTGTCCGGCATTTCGGACGGAAGGTCCGCCTGGTGGATCAGGACAAGGTCGCTTCTGTCCACCAGGGAACCGTCGTGCAAGTGCGCGAAGGCGCCACTGTTTAGGTTGACCGCTGTGTTCGGCTTCGTCGTTTTGATCAGGGCTTGTCCCTGATGTTCGAAGACGTCGCCGGCGGCGCATTGCTTAAAAGTCGTCTTCTTCATTGTCATCACCGTCTTCCTGACCTTCGGCGATTCTGCGAAGGACTTCTTCGACAAGCTGTTTCGAAGTGAATTCGGCCAACAGGGCGGAAGTGGAAAGTTCAACCTGGTCAGGCTCCACGGATAACGTGATCCCAGATTCCACGAAGAAAGCCGGCCGAACGCCAGTGTTGCCACTGTACGCGTAGTTGCTGTCCAGACTGCCGTCCGCGTAGACAATGCGCGCAAAGTACGCGTAGCCGGCGCTCGGGGTGATCAGCCACCACCAGTCGTCAAGTTCAAGAAGGTCCTGATCGGCGTATTTCTCATACATGGCTTGCGTCAGGAGGGCGATCTTCGCCTGAATGGTTCCGTAACCTTCGCCGCCTTCGTGGTCAGCCAGGGACCAGTCGGCCGTCAAGATGTCCTTTGAACGGATAGGTCCTTCTGCCTGGTCGAATGTGGCCAGGAATTCCGTGTTCAGTTCACGGTTAAGATTTGAGAAGCGCCAGTCGTTCGGATTTGCGACCGGCTTTTCCGGTCTGGTCTTGAATGGCTGATCCGCGAAGTGGCGGTCAGCGATACAGGTATCGGCGATCAGAAGGGTTCTTCCGTCGGCGAAGTGTTCCAAAACGCGGACGTCAATCGGTCCGGCGTTGAATGCGGTTCCAGGTGCAAGGTCTTTCAGTTTTGCGCGTACAGTCATTTTTTGTATCCTCCTTCAAATTCTTCGATTATGACTTCGACACGGGGGTTCTTCGGGTCCACAGCGAAGTCGTCGGTAAAATGTTCAATGTGTTTCCAGCCGTCATTTTGGAGAACGCCGGCATGGACAAGGCTGTCCTGAATGAACTTCTTCGCGAAAGCGATATTGTCTTTATCTCTCCGGCGGTTCGGTTCGATCCAGGTGTAATGTATCACCACGGGACGGGTGAAGCGGACGCCGCGAAGCTGGGTTTTGATCATGTAGCCGATTACGTTTTCAGCCTGTTTCTTCATGGCGGCGGCCTTGTATTTGCCTTTGGCGCCGCGTTCAGCGTCCACATATTCGTTCAGTCCTGGCAGAAGGCCAGGGATTGTCAGTTTGTAGTGTTTCACTCTGTCACGTCCTTTCAAGCCCCAGAAGGCGTTTCGCCTTGTCGCGGCGTTCTTGTGCGTTCTGGGTTCTCCTGGAATCTCCGGCCAGTTTCAGCCTGATCGGACACATTTCCAGAATTCGGTCATAAATTCGGGCATATCCCAGGGACGACGGGTTTTGAAGGTCGGCCAGGGAAAGGTTTGTCGTGACGATCAAGGGCTTTCCGGTGCGACTTCTGGCGTCTATGACGTTGAAGACCTGTTCCACGGAATAGGACGTGTCCCTTTCGACGCCCAGGTCGTCGATGACAAGAAGGTCATATCGGGACAGCTTGTCCAGGAATTCCTGTTTATCTTCGCCGAAGCCTTGAAGTTTGTTCAGAATTCGGGGAAAGTTCGTCACGCTGGCGCGGACCTGTTTGTCGATCAAGGCGTTTGCTATGCAACAGGCCAGGAAGGACTTTCCGGTCCCGACGCCGCCATAAAACAGGATTCCGATATTGTCGGCCTTCATTTCCGGCCAGTGTTCCACATAGCGGCGGCACACGTCGGAAATTCTGGCGTTTCGGTTGTCGTCCTGGGTGAAGTTCTGGGACAGGTACGACGGATCAGTGATTCCGTCTTTGCGAAGTCGTTCGCATTGCTTCCGGAATTCGGCGGCCTTTTCTTCGGCTTCACGTTGGCGGCTGGCTTCTGATTCGCACTTGCACAGGTGCGGAACGCGAAGCGTCTTTTCGCCGATCGTGATGTCGCCTTCTTTCCTGGTTCGGCACTTGCCACAGCATAGGAAGCCTTTTTCGTCGCGGTAGTCGCCTTCGGCGCCATTGTTCGCCCTACCTCTGGCGGCGATACCTTCGACAGCGGCCGTCCAGATATTGTCGGCCATGATTATTCACCGCCGTCCAGGAAGTCTTCGCCGTCGTCGTAGTTCTTGACGGTGGCCGGCTTCGGGGACGGTATGACTTCGGCGCGGTCATATTCGTTCCAGCGTTCACCGCGAAGGAATGTCGCCGGATATGGAATAAAGCGGCCGTCGTCCTTTGTCCACTGTTCAGAACGCTTCCAGCGCTCCACACCCTGGACGATCTGGTTTGTCAAGTCTGGGTTAGGGCGAATTTGATTCCAGACCTTCACAGCTTCTTTCTTGCCGACTTTTCGTGGATAGACTGACCAGAACTGGTCAAAAGTGTCGTCCACTCCGGCGCCGCGTTGCGCCGATACTCGTTTTCGTTTCTCGTTTACGTTTTCGAATACGTTTTCGTTTACGTTTACGGAAGAATCTGCTTGCATTTGCGCGCAAGTGTCAGAATTATCACTTGATACCTCTTGACTGCAAGTGTTATCAAATTCTTGCGGTAGTGGGTATTTGGGTTTTGTTGCGCGCCTGTTCTGGTGTTTGTCCCAGGACAGAAGTTTCAGATATTGCCGACCGTCTTCACCTCTGTATGTAGCCACAAGGCCACCGTTCACAAGTTCAGCCAGCCAGGAAGACACCTTCTTTTCGGTCGGTACGTTCAGCGGAAAGAGAAGGGAAGCAAGGATTTTCGGGCTTCCGTAGTACAGGCCGAAGTCGTCCACTTTTACGATCAGACGATAGAAAAGGACTTCGGCTTCCGCCGATAAGTACGCCAGACTTTCCGACGTACATATTGATTCTTTCAAAATGCGGCTGGGCATTTATGACACCACCTTTCACGCGTTTTTCTGACAGGCGCGGCACATTTCACGGCCGAATTTGTTCATGGAATAGCGGCGTTCAGCTTCGCTGATAGGGCCGCCGCACACGGGACACGCGGCGCCGCCTGTCTGGGCGCTGTTTTGCGGTTGTGGTGCGGTTCTTTGCTGTTGGTTGGTAGATTGTCCACCCTGGGCGTTCTGCCCGTTCGTGGCGCTCTGTGTGGCTTGTGGCGCCGGTGCGTGTCCGTTCATATTGAAGCGGACTTTATTGTTCCGGTCGACGATTACCAGGTCACAGATTTCGCGGCGTTCGTTATAGGCGATCTTCGATACTTTGAACTTCGTACTGGCGTAGCACTTGAAGACTTCTTTCTGGCCCTGGCGTTCGGGGTAGAATTCACCGTCAGCCAGTTCGACATAAATGAAAGGGCCTGTATAAAGTTCGCGGCCGATCCCGACATTGAAGCCGGCACGTTTGAAGCTGTCGGACGCCTGGCCTTTTTCCTTTTCGGTGTTGCTCTCTGTTCCGACGTCCTGTTTTCTGACCCAGGTCTTTTTCTCGTCGTCCCAGATGTCGATATTACAGAACAGGTTTCCGTTGATTACTTCGTGGGTTCTCTGCCAGTTGCCAGGCCCGAATACCTGGTCCAGGATTCGCATATCGACGCGCGCGTCCTTGTAAAGCAGAAGGACGGCGCCGACGCGGCCGGTCTTTGCTTTGCTGACCGACTGAACGCGACAGTCAATGTCTTGTTCGGTAAGAAGGGGAATCGAAAGTTCTTTCATTGCGGTTCCTCCTTATTTGATTTGAAGGTTTCGGTTCTCCACAAGGGAAGCGCCGGACACTTCCTGGCCGGACTGAATCGCCTTCTTGATCGCGGTCTTGTCCGGTTTCGTTGTAACGGTTTCAACAACGAAGTCAGCCGGAAGGGCCTTTTCGTCGTCAATGCTTACGGCCACAGACTTTCGGAAGGAAACGCGAACCTTTGTGGTTTCGACCTTATCGCGGCCGGCGGCGTCCAGACACGCGGTCAAGACATTCTTCAAATAGTCGATTCGCTTTTCGGTCTGCTTGCGGCGTTTTGCCAGGTTGGCTTCTTCGGCTTTCAGGTTGCCGATAAAGACTTCGGAATTCTTGATGTAGCAAGCGACAGCTTCGCTTTTTTCTTCGAAGGCTCCGGACAGTTCGTCCAGTTCTTCGGCGTTCAGGATTTCGCCGGTTTCTTCGTCGATTTCCAGGTTATCAAGGACCTTCAAATACTTGTCCGTGATTTCGTACAGGGTGTTATTCATTTTCGGAACCTCCTTCCAGGGTTGCGACCTTTGCTTCAAGGTCTTTCACTTGCTGATCGGCTTTCTTGTAGCGGTCGAACCAGTCGTTCGAACACTTCTTTTCGTAGTCCAGATCGCTTTTCAGTTCGGCGTTCTCGATTAAAATATTCAGGACGAACGCCTTCACGGCGTCGGTGTCATAAAAATTCAGGTTAGCCATTGCTTTTCACTCCTTTTCGTGATATACTGTTCGTAGACTTTTTTGAAAGGGCCGTTTCGGTTGTTGTGGTGACGACGAAACGGTCTTTTTCTGTTTCTTCAATAGTGATCTTGCGTTCACCAAGCAGAAGAAGACTTTTGACGGCTTGTCCGACCTGGACGGCCGACAGTGTCGCGGTGTACTTCATGTTTTGACCTCCTTTCCGTAGGATTTCGGAAAGCGCCACCTACAAAGGCGAAGCCGGTTCCAATGAACAGAAGGCCGAAGGTTCTGACTGTTCCTTCTACCAGGGACACCGCGTCGGTTTCTATGGCGCCGATCGTTCCCCAGGCAAAGAAGAAGGCAATAGCCGCCGCCAGGGCTGACGTCCTTCTGATCGCCAGACGGATTCGGCGTCGTTTCCGCCTGGTTGCTCTGTCCGGTGTCATTTCTTGACCTCCTTTCTTTTCGGACCACTGCCGCGACGACGAATGTTTTCCTGGTAGGTTCTTTGTGCCAGTACCGGATCATAGGCCGGTCGCTGGTTCTGATCCAGTTTTCCAGTCGTGCCGCGTTTCAGTTCGACATACAGTGTTCGAAGGGCGACGCCCACTTCGTCAGAAATGTCGGAAATGGACATTCCTTTCGCGTACAGGGCCGCGATTTTCTTTCTGTTGTCGAAGGTGATAGACTTATAAACTGCCACGTTCTCACGCTCCTTTCTGTTTGCGGCCTTATAACCACGTATCGCCCTTGTCAGGATCGCCGTTGACCTGTTCAATGTTTGGGTCGAAGATTACGACAAAGCGGTCTTCGTAAAACTTTTCAGAAATGACGGTTACTTCCCACAGGATATTCCAGTCTGTCAGTGTTCGGATCAGGTCCACAGCGAATTCCGCTTCCACGATTTCGCCGTCGGTGCTGACCAGAACTATATTCTTCACTCTGCGTTTGTTAGTTGTGACGACGATTCTTTCAAGCATTTTTCTAATAGTCATTTTCTTCATTTTTAGGGTCCTCCGTGGTAAAAAAATAAGTTGCGAAGGCTCATTTGAACCTTGCAACTTAATACTACTCCTCACAAATGAAAAAGTCAAGACTAAATTGCAAAAATTCATAAAAAATTTCAAGTAAGACACGCGACACCTTCCTGGAAAACGGCTTCGGAGGTCCGGAAGCCCAGTATTTCACGGGGATAGTTATTGATCCAGTCTTCGACTTTTTGGATCGCTTTCGCTGTGACTTTCCGGAAGTCTGTTCCTTTTGGGAACCAACGGCGGATCATTCTATTCACATTTTCGTTTGATCCTCTTTCGTATGACGAATAGGGGTGACAATAGTATATCTTTGTCCTGTTGCCTTTGCGGCGACAGGACTTTTCCATTCCAGCACAGTCAGCGAATTCGGAACCGTTGTCGACAGTGATCGTCCGAAAGATTTTGCTGAAATTTGTGCCGTATTCACGTTCAAGACTATCCAGGACACGGACCACACTTCGGGCGGTCTGGTCGCGCATAGGACGAATGATTTCACGTCTGGACTTTCTTTCGGTCAGAACCAGAAGGGTTTTCTTTGTTTTCTTTTTGCCTTCGACACAGTCCATTTCCCAGTCACCAACGACAGCGCGATCGTCGATTTCCTTCGGGCGGTTTTCGATACTGGTTCCAGCCGGCGGCCGCTTCGCCCTCTTGACTTTGTTATACTGGCGTTTCTTTTGACCTTTGACAGGAAGGTTCTTGTTCGTGATAGTCAGAAAGACGCCCTTGTCGATATAGGAATACAAGGTCGATTCACAGATTGACGTTTTGAATTCAAGGCCCTGTTCCTTAATTTCACCCAGGACGGCGGCTGGCGAATAACCGTCTTCGGCGATTTTCTTTTCGATATGTTGGGCCAGTTCGTGGTCGTTCCCGATTTTCAAGTCCGGTCCTTTTGCGGCCAGGTGTTCACGGTAAGCCGCTTCGGCCATTTCCGGACTATATCGTTCTTCTTCGGTCAGGTCGGAATTCGTATGAATATATCGGCCGCGCTTGATTTCGTTGTAGATCGTTTTCAGGTGAACGCCGATTTCGTCAGCGATTTCCTGTTTGTGGCGCTTGTCTTTTAACATTGTTTCTATTTTCAGCCTGTCAGTCCAGGACAGGTGTTTGAATCTGCGCTTTTTCATTTTGCTTCCTCCTGATATGAAAAAAGGCCCCGTCCGTTCGTGGACAGGGCTTTCGTTTTATTGTTTGGTTGTGTGGGCGATATATTCGGCCAGTGCTTCTTTGATAAAAGCGTTTACACTCATACCGGCCGCGCTGGCGGCTTGAACGATCTTTTCTCTGTCGCCTTTTGGAACTGTTATTTCGATTCGGTCATAGGATTTTTTTCGGAAGCGTTTGTTCGCTTCAATTTGCGCTTGTGCCATAGTGTAGTCACCTCTTTCTGTCGAGTATTATATAATACCGGTATTATATTGTCAAGGGGAAAACAAAAAAATAAAAGACCCTGGCGGTTCAAAAATTCGCCAGTGGTCCGTTGTGTTATTCGCAGTCTTCGGACAGTAGCCAGTCGACGGTTACGTCCAGGATTTCAGCTATTATCATAAGTTCATAGTCGGCGACGAAGCGCGTTCCGATTTCGATTCTGCTGACGCTGTCGCGCTCCATAGTGATTCCGGCTATTTGCAGTCTGGCGGCGAAGTCGGCCTGTGACAGTCGCTTCTTCAATCGTGCTTCGCGGATTCTGTTTCCACTGATGTTCTTCCGGCCTTTATAGTCATAGATTTTCAAGTTGTGACCTCCTTCCTGAAAATTTTGTGTTAATGTTCAGCGCCATTCTTGTTTTTAACACATTTTTCACGTATAATTATGTTAAAGGTCAGAACCTTATAAAGTTTACAAGTAGGAAGGGGGGATATAATGCGAATAGTCGCTATTATATTCGGAATCCTGGCCGCGATTGTCGATCTGATCCTGGTGATTGTGTCGATTGCGGTTCCGGAAGTATCATTGTGGGGCTGGATCGTCGTCTTGACCATTGTCACCGTTGGGCTGTTTTTCAGTGCGAACAAGGTCAAGAAGCAGAAGGAAGCCAGACAGGCGGCACAAGTGGCCAGAAACACGCCGTTCATGGAAGAAAACGCGATTTCAGCGATCGCACAGGGCGAACTTCCTGTTGTAACGGGGACGCCGGTTCTTTTGGAAGAAGGCGAAGTCGCCCACTATTACGCGCCGGCGACGAAGATTGTCACGAAGAACAAGGCTGTCGGCCGAACCGGAAGCGGTGCTGGCGTCCGTGTCCGCGTTGCGAAGGGCGTGTCGGTAAGCACTGGCGGTGGTTCCAGTCGGACGGTTTATGGCGAAGTGACGGAAACCTATTCAGGCGCTATCGTTTTAACGAATAGGCGGATCGTCTTCATTCATAACCAGGCCGGTTTCGAATGTAAGATTTCAGCATTGACAGCGGTGACACCTGTCGACGGCTCTGTCGTCGTACAGGCCGGATCGAAGACATATCAGTTTTCAGTCGCGCGACAGGACCTTTTCGTGTCGGCTCTTTCAATGGTCACCGGAAAATAAAAAAAAGGCGGTCAGGGAATATCCCTGGCCGCTTTCCTTTGCCATTATGCTTTTTTCAGGTTTGCCGCATTGACGGCCGCTGTGACTGTCTTTCCGATACCAATGACCACACGGTCGCCGTCGGCTTCAATCACGTCATATTTGTCATGGTAGGTCTTGAAGGCTTTCCCTGTGTAGGTGACAGCTTTCAGAACCTTTACTTTATCACCCTTCTTGAAGGACTGGGCGGCCTGGGTGTCTGCCGGAATTTTGATTTTCTGGCCGACGCGGATCAGGTTCGCGTTTGCGATCCTGTTATAAGCCGCGATCTTCTGATAGGTTGTCCCGTACTTCTGGGCGATCTTCGACAGTATTTCGCCGGCTTTGACAGTGTGGATCACTTCGCCAGTGGCCGGTTTATTCTCTGCCGGCTTTTCAGCACTGGCGCCCAGGCGGCGGTTGACTTCGGCCGCGATTTCACCGTGGCGGTTATACAGGTAGTCGCCAGGACAAGCCTTGTTTGCATAATCGCGGTGAACGGTCATATTGCACCCGTTCAGGTGATTCATACGGTCCTTTTTGTTGGTGGACCACACAAGTTTCTTGATCCCGTTTCGCTTACAGATGTCGGTCACAAGGTCGAGAAGGGCGGCGAAGGCCCTGTCATTTACGGCGTAGGGGTGTTTGGTGTCACTGGCGACCTCGATCGTCACGGCGCGGTTATCGTTCGCGGCGTTGGAACTGCACCAGGAACGGTCCTTTTCCTCCACATACATTCCGATCTTGCCGTCGGTTCCGACCCCATAGTTCGAAGACGCCTGGCGCGACGTAGGGGCGAAGATATTCCCCAGGGTTTCGACCGTACACTGACCGACCACACAATGAATTGTGATCGTGTCGATCTTGTGGTTTCTGGGGCTGTTCTTATTGGGTGAAATGCGGGTATAGTCCACAAGTGGGCTGTTACTCATAGTTGATCACTTCCTTTTCTTTTCCCTGGGCGTCGGACGTGCTGGCGTTCAGGATTTCGGTGAACTTCACGAAGGCTTCCTTGATGTACTTGCAGGACACCAGAAGAACCGCGCCGATGATCACCAGGTCAGCGAAAAGGTCGGTGTACTCCTGGGGGATCGCCCAGCCGACTTCGTTCGCAAACAGGGGAAGTGTGGTCAAGGCCACACACAACAGGGTCAGGCCGATCACGAAGGTCGCGATCTTGTAGGCGCTGTTGATCAACTTTTCGCGGTCGAATGGCTCGTGAAGAAGTTTGATGTTGTACCACAGGGAGAAGGTGACGTTCGCCAGGTATGCAGACAGGAAGATCAGCATAGACCAGCCGATACTCACCAGATTTTCGACGATACTGTTAAACATAGGGGTCATACCTCCTTTGTGTCGTTGTAGATTTCCGGACCATACTTCTTCCGAAGTTTGATCCGGTTTTCCGCTTTGGCTTTCGAATAATAAAAGCCGGTGGCGGCCGCAGTTTCAGCGAAGACAGCGGGGATCAGATAGGCAAGGGGCGACGTGTCGCCAGTCCTCCACACCATGATCAAGGTGAAGGCGGTCACGACGATCGTGACCGCCCCCACGGTGGAAATGATGGTTTTGGAAAACTCCCGCTTTTTCGCGCGCCTTCCGCCTGTCATGCCCTGTTCTCCAGGTTTTCCAAATCTTCGATCCTGTGGTTCGCGACCTTGATTTTTTCTTCAAGGACGGCCTGGGCTTCTTCCAGACCGTAGGTTCGTTCGACCACAGAATTATGTTTGTCGACCTTCTTTTCCAGTTCTTCCAGGCGGTAGGCGATCAGGGCGGAACTCTTTCGGTTTGCGAAGTAAGTTCCGGCCAGTGTACCGATCAGCGACAGAACGCCGACAATGATTCCTTCGGTCATTCTGTCACCTCCGTCCAGCCATAGACGCCAGGTTCCCAGACGTTCGCGTCGACGTTAGATGTCCAGTGTTTCCCGTTGTGGGACACTTTGTCGCCGCTGTTGTAGGCGTCATGTGCGCCGATCGGCTGGGACCAGGCCGGCCATTCTTCCGTCGGATCGCCGACTTTCTTCCAAAGGGAAGCGGTGGCGTCAGGCGTCCAGTCGGCTTGTGAAGTGTGGGCCTGAACACAGCGGAAAAGTTCGCCGTTATACTGGCGGATATTGCCGACAGCATACGCCACAGGGTAAGCCCAGGACGCGAACTGGCTGACGTTTTCCGTTGCGGTTGTGTCGTCGATCTGGCCCGATTCTGCCAAAGCGACGAAGGCGATCGAAGTCGCGCGCAAAGCGGCATTGACAGGATTTTGTTCTTCCTGGGCCTTTGCCTGGGCCATGCTCACGCTTTCGCATTGTGTAGGATCAAACATTTCGAATTCCTCCTTTCGTTTAGGCGAAACGGATCGTCGCCTGGGTGATTTCGATTTCCTGGGTTCCCTTCGTGATATAGAAGCGATAGCCCAGACCATAGCCTTTCGCGGCGGTCGTATTCGTGAAGACGTGGACAAGTCTGTTCGCCTTGTCGGTGATGTCTACCCACACCGGCGAAGCGTCGAACGGATTGTTCGTGACTTCCAGGTGAAGGGTAGCGTCCGCCGGAATCGGCGCCGGATAAAGGGAAACAAAGACCTTCTGAACCAGGGCGTCCGTATTGAACGCGCGCGCCGCCGCGATACGGCTGACTGTGCGGCTGAATGTGATCTTTCGCGTTGCGCTTCCGCCGGCGCTGTCGGTGGCCGTGATCGTCAGGACGTGGGTTCCGGAAAGAAGCGGAAGCCATACACTGGACAGGTCGACGGTATTCTGGGCGCCGCTGGTCGCTGTATAGGTGCGAAGCGTGATCGTCTGGGTTCCGTTGGTCAGTTTTTCCGTGACCGTGATCGTCTGGGTGGCCGCCTGGGCGTCTGTGACCGTGTACTGGTATGTAAACGGCGCTGTTTTTGATCCCAGGTTTTGATCCGACCCACTGATCACGGGCGGCGTGTTGTAGGAAATGGTTTTTGCCGATCCGGTGCAGTAACCGGATTCAAGGCCGTTCGCGTCGACTGCCTTCACGCGCGCCGTGTAAGTTGTGCCGGACGTCGGAACTGTGTCGGTGAAGGTCTTCGCCGTGGTGATCCCTAACTGGACATAAGCGCCGGAATCAATCTTCCTTTCCCAGACGTAGGAAATGGCGTCGCCCTCCGGATCGGTAGAACCGCCCGCCGACAGAACCAGGCTGTT